TATTTTTATTTATTAACAAAATATTTATATATTTTATATCATCTCATATATAAATATTTTATATGTGTATATTAATACTTTATCCATGAGTGACAATCAACGTTCTGAGATCAATATTTCTAAACAAAATATATATGGAAAATGTGATTCAAAATGTATATTTAATTTTCACTATGAAACAAGTAATTTAACTGCAAAAAATAATGGAATAAATATATCGTTAACGCCTGATGATACAAATTATTCACCGGTTACATACAATGAATCCCAATACAATGTTCAAAAAATTGATTTATTTTGCCCTTCTTTACATTTGTTTGACGGAAAAAAATTAAATGCAGAAATAGTCATTACTCATGTACCTGAATTAGGTGGACCGCAATTACTTGTCTGTATTCCTATTGCCCCCTCGGGCGATTCTACAAATGCTACTAATTTATTGACAGAAATAATAAATGATGTTGCTTCTGGAGCACCTAAAAAGGGAGAGACTACCACTTTAAGTATTTCCAATTTTAATTTGCAAGAAATTGTTCCTAAAAAACCATTTATTTCTTATTCTGGGGCATTTAGTCAAACTACCTCTAATTATATTGTTTTTGGTAAAGTAGGAGTTATTCCTCTCTCTCAAGACACGTTAGATACACTAGGAAAAATTATAAAACCGTTTCCATTGCAAATGTATGGAGGAAATTTATTTATAAATGAAAAAGGTCCAAACACTCAATTAAATAGCAAAGGTATATATATTTCTTGTAAGCCAACAGGCTCTTCTACCGATGAAGAAAATATTACAACATCTTCATCCTCCTCCTCGTCCTCTTCTAATATATTCAATAATCCTATATTTATTGAAGTCATGAAATTTTTATTTATTTTTATTATATTTATAATTCTATTTATGGGTATGAATTATGCATTTACCTCTTTAACTTCGTTAAGTAGTGGACCACCAAAATCTGCTAAAAATGGATAATATAAAATAAGATAAATAAATTAGAAAGAATTACTCCTTCTAATTTACTAATTTTACTATCTAATCTAATTTATAAATTAATTACTTTTGTTTACAGAGGATGCATTATATAAATTTTCCAATAATGGCTTATAAGTTGGTTTTGTTATTGTAGCACCATTTTGTACCATAGGCGCCATTTGTTTTACCATTTCTTGTTCTAAAGTATATGGAAATTGATTATAAGCATTCAATTGCCCATTCTTTTTTTGTTCGCTAGGCTTGTATTTCATTGCATTATGCACATTTTTCGTCTTTTCCGAACGTCTTATTAAATCAAACCCAACAAATAAAGACAAAACAGCTAAAATAGGATTTGTATACATAAACATATACCCAATTAAAAATATGATGACTAGTTTTCCTACTAACGAATCCACCATATGTGAAACAGATTCAGGTGTCTCGTATCCCATGATTAAATAAACGATGAACACAATGGATAAAAGCATTTGACCTATTTTATCTTTTTTAAATAAGCTAGAAAAACTGTCCATATATCATATTAATAGATTTTATTATTCAAATTCAAATAAAATCTATGTAACCCACATAAACATATTCCACTAAATAATATAGCATGGATTTTCCTAAAACTATATACACATATTTAGGTCAAAAAGGGTTTACTGTCCTTAAAAAAGACATTTCTCTCGCACAACAAAATAAAATTAAAGAAGATTTAACCGTAAAACCATATGTGCCTGGCGCGCCGTCTAATAATACGCCGGTTACTTTTCCGGCCTATAGAGAATCTACAAATAAATTATATATCCCACATCATTATGGAAGAGAAGTTTTTAGTGCACCAAGTGAATATAAACTACCTCCAGGAGATGATATTGATTTGGAATTTAATGGCGAATTGAGAGATTATCAAAAACCGGTAGTCCAAATGTTTGTAAATCATGCCAAGACCCATGGAGGAGGATTACTTGAGTTGCCTTGTGCGTGGGGCAAAACATCGGCATCATTGCATATTATAACGCAGTTAAAGAAAAAAACAATTGTTATTGTTCACAAAGAATTCTTAATGAACCAATGGATAGAGAGAATTCATCAATTTTTGCCCAAAGCACGTGTTGGGAAAATACAGGGTCAAATCATAGATATTGAAAATAAAGACATTGTAATTGGTATGTTACAATCTCTCAGCATGAAAGAATATCCGGCTACACTGTTTGAAAGTTTCGGGTTTACTATTATTGATGAAGTACATCATATATCAAGTCAAACATTTTCAAATGCGTTATTTAAAATTGTTACAAAACACATGTTAGGCTTATCTGCCACAATGAACCGCAAAGATGGAACTACCAAGATTTTTAAAATGTTTTTGGGCGAAGTTGTTTTCAAAGGAAAAAGAGATGAAGAGAGAAATGTAGAAGTAAGAGCAATAGAATACTATGTAAACGACGACGATTTTAATAAGGTTGTTACTGATTACAGAGGAAATCCCGCATATAGTACAATGATTTCAAAATTATGTGAATATAATCGTAGAAGCGAATTTATACTTGATATTCTCGGTGATATGTTAAAAGAAAATGCGAGTCAACAGATTATGATATTAGCCCACAATAAAAATATTTTGAAATATTTACATGATGCCATAGAATACCGAAACATAACAAGTGTTGGTTATTATGTCGGGGGAATGAAAGAACAAGCATTAAAAATATCAGAAACCAAACAAGTGATTATTGCGACTTATGCAATGGCGTCAGAAGCGCTTGATATAAAAACGCTTACTACTTTAATTATGGCTACCCCAAAAACAGATATTGAACAATCTGTAGGTAGAATATTGCGAGATAAACATAGCCAGCCGGTGGTAGTAGATATTATAGACAGTCAAGAGTTGTTTAAAAATCAATGGAAAAAAAGGCGAGTATTTTATTGTAAAGAAAACTATAAAATAATCCACACCACAAATAGCAAATATTTGCCAGATACTAGTAAATGGAAAGTGTTGCATGTACCCAAATGTAAAAATGTAAATAAAATAGAAGGGAATTTGTGTAAACAAAGTATAACAACTGACTCAGATACAGAACCGGAATCAACTATGGAAGTGGCAGAAATTTCAACAAAATCTAAAAACGACTTGCTTTGTAGAAAAAGTTTTTTAAAAATTAAAAAATGATAATAAAATTATATAAATCATTTTACACCTTCGCACATTTAAAATTAAAACGCCGAATATAGACGAACCCTGATTTTACACCTTTTTACATTTCAAACGCCTATTTCATATATAGTTTTTTAGTTTCCCAATTATTATTTATGTAATGGATTATAGTAATTTTTATTTAAAGAAAAACATGAAGAACGTGCGCCTTTTTCGATGAGTTTTTGTTTATATTTTTTAGGGTTCTTGTATCTATTGTCTATATCTGTTAAAAAGTTATTATCTAAACGTTTTTTATAATTTTCTAAAAAAGGACTATTTTCATCTAGTTTAAGATTTTTAGTATATTGTTTAAGACAATCATTACTACAATATATATTCTTACATTCATTAAACATTAGTTCTTTTTCTTTGTTACCATATTCTTTGAACTCATGATTTACACTTTTTACATAATCATTTTTACAAAAAGAATAACATTTTTTATTTTTATTTTTCATTGTTTTATTTTTCATTGTTTTATTTTTCATTGTTTTATTTTTCATTGTTTTATTTTTCATTGTTTTATTTTTATTTTTTAACATTATATTATATATAATTATTATAATAAAATTTAGGAAAATGGATAATTATAATAATACTGTTTTAATTTACTAAATAGTATTAGTATTTAATAATATTTTTTTAATAATATTATTTAATATGTGTGGAATAATTGCCTGTATTTCAAAAGAAGAATGTGTCAATATTTTATATAATGGAATCCAACAATTAAAAAATAGAGGATACGATTCAGTTGGAATATGTTCTATAAATGATAATGCATTTATAGTAGATAAATATGCATCAAACGGTAATATAGATGCATATAATAAATTACAAGAACAATTATTTAAGCATGAAACTGCAAATATCGGGATTGCTCATACCCGCTGGGCGACACATGGGCCTAAAACAGATATTAATTCTCATCCACACATGAGTATGTGCGGAAAATTCTCTCTTGTTCATAATGGAATTATTGAAAATTACAAAGAAATAAAAGCAACTTTACTAGAAAACAAATATATATTTAAATCTCAAACAGATACCGAATGCATTGTTAATTTACTGTCTTTTTTATATACAAAAAATAAAAACATAATGGAATGTATTCAAGAAATGATTACAATGTTAAAAGGTACGTGGGGACTAGCAATACTTTGTATAGATGACCCAAATACTATTTATTGTACACGACACGGAAGTTCACTATTGGTTGGATATGATGAAAATATAGCACTAGTAGTTTCAGAAAAAAGCGGGTTTTGTAATAAAATCGTTAATTATTTTGTATTGAATAATTTAGATATTTGCAAAATAATAAAAGCAGAAACGAGTATAGCAATTCAGACAAATAAAGATTATATTATGAAAAAATTGAGTGTGTCAACTAATGAATTAACCCCCTATCCATATCCACATTGGACTATTAAAGAAATATACGAACAACCAGAATCATGTTTAAGAGCAATTAGCATGGGTGGACGTTTGTTAGATACAAATCAAGTAAAATTGGGTGGATTAGAAAAACATAGTGAAGAATTAAAATGTATAGACCATCTTATTTTATTAGGTTGCGGAACATCATATTTTGCAGGGCAACACGGTGTGCATTTTTTAAAAGATTTGTGTAATTTTACTACAGTTCAATTATTTGATGGTGCTGAATTTTGTAAAAAGGATATACCAAAATATGGAACTACTGCATTATTATTAATATCTCAATCAGGTGAAACCAAGGATTTACATAGATGTATAGAAATAGGAAAACAAAAAAACCTCTTTTTAATAGGACTCGTAAATGTTGTGGATTCTTTAATTGCACGAGAAGTAGATTGTGGATGCTATTTAAATACGGGGAGAGAAGTAGGTGTTGCCTCTACGAAAACATACTCATCACAGGTGATTTTATTATCAATGATATCCATTTGGTTTGCACAACAAAAAAATATTAACGAACAAAAACGCAAGGATTATATAAAAGATATAAGACAACTTCATTATGATATTGAACACACTTTAAATATGAATGACCAAAGTATAGATAGTATTGTAGACAACATATTTACAAGTCGCAATCATTGTTTTTTGCTGGGGAAAGGAAAATCCGAGTCAGTTGCGAGAGAAGGAGCATTAAAAATAAAAGAAATTTCATATATTCATAGTGAAGGGTATTCTACAAGCAGTTTAAAACATGGTCCATTTGCATTATTAGACGAGAATTTTCCCGTTATTATTATTGCACAAAATGATGAGAATTATAGTAAAGCCGAAAATGCATACGAAGAAATAAAATCAAGACATGCGCCAATAATATTTATTACAAGTAAAAAAGAACAATGTAAAGAAAATGTAATATATGTATGCGAAAATAAAACATTTGGGGATTTATTATCTGTATTGCCTTTACAATTATTGGCATATAAATTAGCTTTATCAAGAGGCATTAATCCAGATATGCCTAAAAATTTAGCAAAAGTTGTTTCAGTTGAATAAAAATAGATATTTATGATATTTATAATTTTTACTCTAATATTAAATATTCTAATATTTTTATTATAATATTTAAATCTAATGCCCTCTAGAATCAAACCCTTTCCCAGTATAATGGTTATAATTATCAACGCAATTAGTGCTATTGCATAAAGATTGAATAGGGGGTGGGTTGGCTAAAGCGGAATCACTTGAGGATAATCTTGCACCTACTGAATAAGTAGGTGTCATTGGAAGATTATTCTGGTATTGAGAATATCCTCCACACAATCGCCGACGACCATGGCTTCTTGTTCTTCTCTTATTTGCTTTCATTCCCTTTCTATGAGAGAATTTTCTGGATTTTGCGAGTTGTTTCAGTCGGTGTGTTTTACGCTTTAACCCATGCGACTTCTTTCCTTTCATTGTCTTATACTTTTTAATGATATTTTTAATTTTTCTTTTTAGTTTTTTTCCTCCTCCTTTTAAACATATTCCTGGGACATACCCTTGTGCGGCATCCACATTATTTTTAGCTCCGGACAATCCAGGTAATCCATTTTGCCCAGGTATTTCATTGCTTCCAAACCCTCCTGGATAATGAGAATTATCTACATTTGCATATTTCATATTTACATTACTATTCGGTATTACATTTGCATAACCAGAAAAAGACATTTGTTATATATTATATATAATGTATATAATATTTATAGTATTTTTATAGTATTTTTATAATATTTATAGTATTTTTATAGATTATAAAATATTTGATGCGGTTGGCTCATTTTGATTCACATATTTATTTTTAATATAAGATAATTCTTTATAATTCACAACCTTTGCATTTTCATTTGCAACACGAATCGGAACCCATTTTTTAAACTTGTGGTTATACGCGCATAACATGTAATATTCTTTTTGCAAATCTACAAATCTATCTTCTTTTTCATTTTCAAATTCCGCTTCATCATCGCTTTCTTCTAAAGCATCTAAATTATTATTTTCTTTTATATTTCTAAATAATCCATTCATATAAACACTTGTTTTATAATCTGGAATATATGCATAGTCATATTCAATATATGGACTCATATTTGGATTCATATTTTTTATAGTCTCATCATAACAATATAAATAATAAATATCATTTTGAATATCAGGTTTTACTTTAAATACAACCTCGCGATTCGTAATATAAGTAGATGATTTTACAGGAGGCCTATTTGTGCATAGGGTATTCGGATACATATTTGTATGTGTAGTTGTTCTATTGGATTGATACATATTTGAATTTGGGGATAGTCGTTTCTTATTATCATATATAGTAGTGGCTGTTGAAATAGGAATTTTTTGAACCGCATTATGAGTGGTATAATTCCGAAATTCAATATCACGAACCTCATATTTTAATTGACTTATATAATTTATGCATTCTTCAGCAGATACACTCATATATGGCAACCCAAAAACAACTGGGACAAGATTCTGTGTTTTTTTCAAATCTGTTTTTAATATTTGTTTCATATATACTAATTTGTCATACCAGTTATGTGTTACAACTTGGTTTCCTTTATAATAATATATATTTTCCATTGTAAAAAAATATTGTCCATTTTGAAAATAAAATGTTCCATATAAAATAGTTCCATGCCTATGTGTTAAAGACTCATCAAAAGAACACCCAAAATTCTTTATTTTATAAATCACCTTTTTATCATTTAAGCCTAAAATATAAAACACTTGTTTTTCTTGAAATAAATGAAACCATACAAAGCATTTTTCTCCTTTGGGAATTGCCAAACAAAAATCATAATTAGAAACTTTATTATGAATTATATTTTCATAACAAGGTTTGAAAAATGGGAAACGAGAGAGAATATCGCCTTGCATCATGTATATTATAACTAATATTATAGTTAAATCTTTATATTATTTATTTGAATTCATAATAAGAAGAGGCCGATTGTATGGTATCTAATTCGCCAAGATTTGTAGTACTACTATTCATTTCCAGGTCATTTGATTTTCCATCTAATTGCTTTTTAAAAAAACTTTTTAATTCGTCTTTCATAGAAGTGTTGAGTTCTTCTTTATTAAACATTCCTTTCTCTCTAACTGGTCTAGGTAATAAATCTTCTTTACTGTAGTCAAATCCCTGCGTTGAATTATTTTTATTTAGTTGTTGAGACGACTTTACATTGTTATGATAAATAGTATTGTATATATTTTCATATTTTTTATTTGGACTATTTACTAAATCTTTAATCTTGGGTACAGTTAACATACTTTTGAAGAAATGAAACAAATGATGTACCAAAAAAATAAATATAATTGAAATAAGCGTCATTTGAATAATTAATAACAACATATAATTTAATTATACTATTCAAATATTAATTTAGAACAAAAAAAACACACATAAATCGCATTTTGGAGGGTGAGTTTGGGGAATAATCTTTATACATTTTTTATAATTAATTTTTGAAAGGATTTAAATCCATTTGTATTACAATATATATTATAATAACACAAAATGTCACAAACTCTTAGTATTATTATTGTAGATAAATCCGCTACATTAAAAGCATTAACCATTAAACAATTTAATCCAGAAGAATTGTTTAAAAAATGTGGCTTTAAAAAGGCGGATGATTTTGAGAAACAAGTAGAATGGAAACTTAAAACCAATGGAAATAAATATTTGGTAGAAGTATTTGGAAAAACAGAAGGGCGTGCGAATAATGAAAACAAATATGATTTCCCACCACCGATAGATTCTAAATTATTTTTTGGAACTTGTGCCATCATAGCTAAAATAGGAAATGCGGAAGGATTATGGGATTATACTAATTTATCACTAGACTTGTGGGAAAAAATGTATGAAAAATTGTTTGGTGGGTTTGAAGATTTAACTGCCAATGCATTAGAAGATGAAGCAGAAGAAGATGAACTTGAAAATATACCCAAAGAAAAAAAGACTAAAAATGGGTATTTAAAGGACGGGTTTGTGGTAGATGACAGTAGTGAAACATGTGAGGGAGAGTCTAGTGATTATGAAACAGAGGACGACAGCGAAGATAAAGCGTTTGATGAGGCGGATGATGTTCCTCTCGTTATTGAAGACCTTGGGTCTGAACTTAGCGAAGAAGCATATGATTATGATACAGACGATAAAGAAATGTTGTCAAAATAATACTTGTATTTCTATTAAATGTAAAATAAATAAAATTGATATTGATTTAAATATTTAGATCTATATCATACATACACATTAATTAGAATATGCCGAATCTAAAAATTGAAAATGCTGATGTTTTCCGTGCCAATATTCGTTCCAAACTAAACCTCATTTTGCAAAATGAAAAAAATACTGCCAATTTAGAAAAGGGGATTTTCAATTATACCTTGAAAGAAGCCGCAAACCGAAAAGTCGTGAAAAAATGGGATAATCCGTATTTCACGCAACTTTATGTTGACCATTTACGCAGCATTTATATGAATCTCAAAAATAAAGAGTTGATTGATATGGTAAACACCTCCAAAATCAAGCCACATGAGATTGCCTTTATGACTCACCAAGAAATGCGGCCCGATATTTGGAAAGAATTGATTGAGATTAAACAGAAAAAAGATATGCTAAAATTTGAGAATAACATGGAAGCGTCCACTGACACATTCACGTGTCGTAAATGCAAGAGTAAAAGATGTACGTATTACCAACTTCAAACACGCAGTGCGGATGAGCCCATGAGCGTCTTTGTGTCCTGCTTGGATTGTGGCGCCAGATTTAAAACTTCTTAACAAATATTCAACTATAACCAAAAAATTAACAAAAATAAAATTTAAAATATTATAATTAATTCTTTTTTATGATTAGTATAAAAAATAAAAAATTGATTTAATAAAAATATAAATTATTATATTAATAAAAATGAATATTCGCAAAACAACAGAACAATTTATAGAGGATGCACAAAGAGTGCATGGAGATACATATGATTATTCTAAAGCGAATTATGTAACAAATAAAACGAAAATTATTATCATTTGTAAAGGTCATGGTGAATTTCAGCAATTACCTACAAGTCATTTATCCGGAACGAGATGTAAAAAATGCTTTGAAAATATGAAAAAATATACTACCGAAAAATTTATACAAGAATCAAAAATAATACACGGAGATAAATATGATTATTCAAAAGCTATTTATGTTACAAATAAAACGAAGGTTATTATAACATGCAATCAACACGGAGAATTTTTACAATTGGCAGGGTGTCATTTAAATGGAAATGGATGTAAAAAATGTGCATATGATATATTAAGTCAACAGAGAAAAGGTACTACAATAGAATTTATTGAAAACTCAAAAGAAATACATGGTGACACATATGATTATTCTAAAACAACATATACAAACAGTAAAGCAGACGTAACAATAATATGTAAAATTCACGGTGATTTTGAACAAAATGCATCAAATCATCTAAAAGGTAATGGTTGTAAAAAATGTGCAGAAAAATTGCGTGGTGAAAAACAAACATGTAGCAATACTGAATTTTTAGAAAAAATAATAAAGGTTCATGGGGATAAATATGATTATTCTAAAACAGATTATATAAATTGTAGAACAAACATAACTATAATATGTAAAATTCATGGAGAATTTTTACAGTTACCTTCACATCATTTGAACGGGAGTGGATGTAAGAAATGCAGTAACAGTGGTGAAAATAAAAAATATACTACTTGCGAATTTTTAGAAAAAACAAAAATGATTCACGGAGATAAATATGATTATTCAAAAACAAATTATACAGATACTAACACAGATGTAATAATAATATGTAAAATTCACGGAGAGTTTACACAAAAGGCAAAAGGACATTTATCTGGTTATGGTTGTAAAAAATGTGGTATATTAACTAGTGCTAATAAACAAAGAAGTAATAAAGAAGACTTTATAAAAAAGGCAATAGAAATTCATGGAAATAAATTTGATTATTCAAAGGTTGAATATATAGATGTGGATACACATATAACAATAATATGTAAAAAACATGGAGACTTTGAACAAACACCATATTGTCATATAACCAAAGATATATGTTGCCGAAAATGCTGTGGTAATTATAAATATACAAGCGAAGAATTTATAGAAAAATTAAAAGATACGCGCGGCGATACATATAATTATAATAAAGTAGAATACATAAATTCTAAGAATAATATTATTATAGAATGTAAAAAGCACGGAGATTTTTTACAATATCCTGGTAACCATTTACAAGGTGCAGGCTGTCCTTTATGTATAAATAAAACTGAGACAATATTATATGAAAAATTAAAATTACATTACCCATCAGTAGTTCTTCAGTTCAAACAAGAATGGTGTAAAAATATTAAATGCCTCCCATACGACTTATGCATTCCTGAAGATAAAATTATTATTGAACTAGATGGAGCACAGCATTTTAGGCAAATTTCAAATTGGCAAACACCTGAAAAACAATTTGAAACTGATAAATATAAAGAAACATGTGCAAATAATAACAATTACTCGGTTATTCGTTTATTACAAGAAGATGTATTATACGATACATATGATTGGATGTCTAAATTATGTGATGCAATTGAAGAAATTAAAGAGAGCACCGAAATAATAAACATTTATTTATGTCAACATAATGAATATGCTAACTATTAAATAATATTTAACTATAATTTATCTTATCTACATTATACATTATATAAAAGAATAAACTAAACACGAAAAAATAATAAAAAAGAAATGGTCCTGCATATACCAAGTCGCGTAATATTCGTTTCATTATAAAAGGGTCGGGTATTAGTAATTTATCGTCTTTTTCTTTGGAAAACTTATAAATATAGCTCTTTAAAATCTCGTCTGGGAATTCAGGGGCTATTTTACGAATAAACATCGTGTATCCATTTTCTTTCAATGATTTTTCAATAAATGCCAAATCTGTTTGATTCGCAGTTGTAAAAACATGCGGGCTTGTGCTACTAGACATCTTAGTCCAATCCGTCGCATGGCTTGCCGCACAAATGACTTGTTTTTGTAATAATTTATGACACGAATATAACATAACGGCAAATAAACTTTCATTTGCCAATCCTCCTTCACAAATGGTTTTTACAATCGGTTGTTTCGTTTGATAGTAATTTAAACAGGTAGAAACGTCTTCTTTCTTTAAGACAAACCAAGGATCGTTTGCCAACCGAAATTCTTCTGGCAATAACCGAAGATTCGCGCGTTTATGAAAGTCGGGATTCCACCACGCCTTTTTCCAATTAAAAATACTTTTGTTGTGATGTTTATAAAACAAATATTTAAATCTGGCGGGAGAGATAATTGGGCAACATGCATCTGTCAACATACAAAACCAGGTATTTTCTGTATCATGTTGTAATGCATATCTCATAATAGACATATACGCTGGAATTACATGATAATAAGTTGTTTTATAAATATGGTGTGGGGGAATACAATGTTTTTTAATCCACGGCGAAGTAATTTTATCTATATCTTTATAATAAAAGTACACATTGATAATGTCTTTATTATATTCAATCCATTTTTTCCAAATCTCTTCTTTATTCAAAATATGTTCATAATTAATAATAAAACAAAGTGCAACCTTCATGAAGTTTACGGTTGGTTAGTGTATTTATATCTTCTCTCGTGTTTAATACTTTTACATACTTTTTATACTTTTTTATTTCTTGAATAAAATAAACTGTTGTATTTTTGCAAAATATATTGATATATGCTTTTTACTATATATATAACTTTTTCTATTCGTGTCGTTGGGTATTTTTGGAAGAGTTCAGCGTCTGCGTCTTCTTGTTCTTGTTCTAATTCTTGTGATTGTTCTATTTGATTTCCTAATGGAACATTTTTATAATCCATCATAGGATTTGTGTTATACTCATAAATTTCTCCGGTTTCAATATCATGTGACATCTGTTATATAACAATATTATATTTTTATTGTGAAAATGAAACTAAAATATAATATAATAAAATAAAATAAAAATGATTTATAATGTCAAATTGGTGTAGACATTATATAATTTACCCTTTTGAATATTTACTAAAATATGAAAACTCAGGAAATATTCTTTCCAAATCTACAACTAACTGTTTTATTTTATATTGGTGAAAATGCGCAAGATAATTTTGATATTATAGATATGGGAAAAGAAACAGATTATTGGTTTCATGCAAAAAATGTATCGTCTTGTCATGTAGTAGCTATCTTACCTGACGAACAACAAATAAATAAAATAAAGAAACAAAAAATGCATACAATTGTTCACCAAGGCGGATTATTATGCAAACAGCATACCTCCAAAATAAGAAATCAACCAAAAGTAGAACTCATATATACTAAACTAAAAAATGTAGTAAAAACAGATACTATAGGTCAGGTTATGACATCAAATACAAAAGAAATAATAATATAAAATAAATAATTAGTTAAATTTATATAAATAATTAGTTAAATTCTTCTTCTACGCATTGTTCGTTTTCTACGAGTTGTTCTTTTTTTACGCGTTATTTTTCTTTTACGCATGGTTCTTCTTTTTTTCCCCGCTTTCATATTTGCCCAATATCCGTATACATCTAAATTATTCGTTTTTATATCAATTAAAATATTTTGTATATAAACGTCAAAATTTCCAGGAATATTATTTTGAATTTTATCTAAATATTTTTTAAAAATATCCGGGTGTTCAATAAAGAAGATTCGGCTTTCTTGATTATTGATATCGTTATTTGTCATATCAATCGTACGAATATTGACTCCGTTTGGTATTGTTATACTATCTACCAAAATATTTGGGCTTGGAATAATATACAAATAGTCTCCATCTTTAATTGTTATCACTGATGATTGGCTCATATATATTATTTATATATAAATTTATATATTAAAGGTGTAATATATAAATACATATCTATATATTTTCTATTATATTATATAATAATGAAAAACACAAAATCAAATAAATCAAATAAATCAAATAAATCAAATAAATCAAAAGTAGCAAAATCAAAAACAAAATCAAAAGCAAAATCAATAAAATCAAAAGCAAAAAAACAATGCGGAGGAATGATATTATCCACACCAAAGACTACACATAATATAGTAGCATCTAAACCCATCTTATTAGGGATAAGCGAATTATCACGAAAAGTACAATGGCTTATAGATTTAGCGGGTTCAAATGAGGTAATTGAGGCAATTATAGATGATTTTTGTGAAAACAAAAAAAAGAAAAAACCCAAAATAGTCAATAAGAAAACTTTTGATGGAAAAGAAAAAAATATAATTGTATTTCAATCCGGTGTAGATCAATCAGTCGGGCATTGGGTTTATTTTAATAGTAAAGGTGTAAAAATGAATTCTTATGAATTAGGACATCAAAAAAATGGCACAAACCAATTCTGTCAAACATTTGCAATTATCTATATGTTAAGTGATGGTTGTAATTTTGGAAAAACATATATAAATGAATTAAAATCAGGAGAACAACAATTTGGTAATAATATTCGCGTAGTAGTTAATTTTTGGAAATTTATATTTCATTATCATCCTCCTTTAACTGATTGGTTAATACAGGAAGTACGTGAAATTAACAACGAAATTCTTTCATATGATACTACATTAGCAATTACGAAAAACACTGACGAGATTGACATCAATTTTATTGATGAAAAGCTAATGGATATAGATATATATGCAGACCAAATTGCAAAAACAGTGCATTAAAATAAATATTATGATTTATCTTTTTTAATCCTAACTTCTTTTGCAATATTTGTAATTATTTTATGATTGCTATTTGGATTTGTGTCTAACGACTGAATAATAATAGTATTGTATTGGTCGCTTTTACAAGAATCGCTATGGGCGCATTCCGGATGTTTTTCTCTCCATTTGGGAATCATGCGAATATTTTTATTGGCAATTGTTTTAATGGCTTTATGCAATTTTTCATTTTCATCATTCTCCTTTTCCCATTTATCTGCTTCCTTTATAAATATCGTTTCTCTCTTGGCATCACTGCAGTGAACGGGTCTTTTATGAATGTCTAATGCTTTTAGGTTACGAATAATAAAATTAGAAAGGCCATTCACATAACCTAATTCGCCGACCTTTTCTAAATCGGATAATTGCAATTGGAGAGAATCCACAAAATCAGTCAAATTCATTGCATCTTTACATTCCTCGTTTAAGAACACATTCAAATTAAATGTCTTGTTATGTGTGTTATTATTTATTAGTGTATTGTTATTTGTAATCCCATTCTTACATAAATCCACAATTTGTTTCTGCAATTCATTATTTTGTTTTAACGTTTCTTGATTTTGTTTTACCACCTCCATGACTAAATTAGTTAACATGGTGTTAGATTTTAAAGTATCTTCATCTAATTCATCTGTATCTACATCTATATTTAATTCTAAATTATATATAGGTAAACATTTTTTATTATGTCTCCATAACCCAGTTCGTTCTTTATACGGTTTTTGACAATTTTTACAAGTATAAAAAGTCATTGGGGATAAATTGTTGATACTTGTTGATTTTTCACGATTTAGGTGTTTTTGGGTTGCAAGATGTTTATGATAATCTTTTAAATTACATGTATAATAGTGACAAAAATCGCATGCATATTTTGTAGGGATTTTTGGGGATAATTTTGTTGACATTTTTTATATATTTATCAACGAAAAAATCCCTAAACTATTTTTCGCAAAAAATATAAAAAATTTATGCTCATAAAATAAAAAAATAAAAATTCGTCGGCAGACCATAAAAATCAATTATGGTCACAAAAACGGTTTTTCGCCAAAGTCTTTTGCCTTTTACGATTTTGGACATTTTTTTTGTCCATTTTTGAAAATGGGAAAACACTTTTGACTTTTTTTTTACGATTTTTTATATAATAAATTCCCAAATATACTTAAAGGATTTTATTATATTTGAAAAAAAGAATAGATTTTTCAAATATTTTTAGTTAACAAATTTATATTACAGAGTTTCAATTTTTAAAAGGAAATGATTTCTAGGTCTTTTAAATTCCAATATTCGCAAGACCCATTAGGAATAGGACGTTTAATAATAAATGGAATAACTCTTGCTTTCAATTCTAATTCCGCAATTACATAACTATCAATAACAGATTCTGGGACTTTAATAAATGGTTTTGCACCAGACTCAATTTGTTTAGAACGCTGGCCTAGAACTCGGGTTCTTTCATATTTAGTCAAAATAGGAATCGTTTTATGAAGCGGGTCAATAATAATATTTGATTCGTCTCTTACAACATTTTTTAGCGCGTTTACTTCATCGTAGTTATGCACAATGCATTCAGTATGATTTTCTTTAATATAATTTTGATTTATATCACGGTCAAACTTTTGTAAATAATTTTCGTCTTCGTCCTCTTCTTCATCCTCGTCATCATCATATTGCATATCATTATTTATTATATTTTGAATACTCATATTTGATGCAGAAGATCGTTTTTTGGCATTGGCATTTGTATTAGCATTTTCATTCTCTTCATCTTCGTCGTCATCCTCTTCTTTGCTTCCTCCCATCATTTCATCATAATCTATTTCATCATCATCTGCTTCCATTATATCATCGTCATCATCGTCGTCCTCATCATCCTCTATATTTGAATTTAAACCAGTTTGTGTTAAAGGGTTTGTTACCTTTTTAAGATTATTATTAGGTTCATTATCAATCTCATCATCTAGAGATTCATCAGAACTAACAACACTGTTTAAATCTTCATCATCGCTTAAATCGTCAATTGTTGCGTATTCTTTTTCCATCCTTGTTTATGTATATACTATTATATACTTTTAAATAAATTATTTCATTTTTCTTTAATAATTAAAATACAGTGAAAATAATAGAATAGTAAAATAAAAATAATAAATACGATAAATTTATTATATTTATTATATTATGTGGACAAAAATAATACAAATAACTTTATTTGCAATATGTTTATCCATTTTCTTTTTTTATATACCGAATAAATCCAATTTCCCCAAAAAATACATGATCCCTATTATGGTATCGTTAATTATTAAATATATTATGGGAGATTTGGACAAAGGGTATTCTTACACCGTAAAAGATATATATTATTGGTCTATTATTTTATTTATTCCATATATGGTAGTTGTATGTTTAGAAAAAAAATAACTAAATAAATCAATATAACATTTATACCTCATATTTTCTCATTTTATGCGTCGTCTTCAAATTCATACACTGCTTTCATCATTTCAACTAATTCTTTTATCGTGTTTTTTAATTCTTTAATATCATTTTTTATTTCAGTAATTTCACTTTCTATTGAATTTGAGGGGTTTGTTTCTGTTATTTTTTTTGGATTATAATTTTGTCTTTTTTCTATTGTTTGTCTAATACATTCATCATCTAATTTTGTTTGTTTAATTATTTCTTCTATAGAAACATTTTTCAAATACATTTTGTAAGCGATTTCTCGGCGTCGTGAATTAATGCCTCCTATAGTTCTGTTATGGGTTTGCGATATTATTTCAATATCTGTATTCTTATTTAACTCTTCTAACAATAAAGTTTCTTCCTTATCAGTCCATTTTTGTCCCATATTAGAAGGATATTCCTTTTCTGGATTTTGCAATTTTACCATATTCATAAAACCATTCATTTTTTATTATGTTAATTAAAATAATTTTAAACTATTTACAATTTTATTATAAATAATAGTCGTTTTAAGTGAGAAAAGGTGTGCTGTAAATTTATCAACAACGACAATACAAAATTTATAAAATAAATATAATTAGGGTTTCCATACGGTATCACATGTAGAGCATAAATATACATATTTCATATCTGATTCATTATAACGAATATAAATAATTTCTTTTTCTTTTCCTTTCGTATTTGTTTCACATTCAGGATTAGGGCATAACACATTATTTATTCGTGGCAATGTAGGGTCTAATTTTGTATATTTATTAATAATGTGACTAAAACCTTGTTCGCTCTGGACAATTTCTGTTTTTGAAATACATACATTATCCGATGTGAATGATTGGTCTTCATGTCCGCATTTTCGGCAATAATACATAAGTTTATTAGAGTTATCTGCATCTATGCGGATGTAATACATGTTGTCACAATTTGAACAGAAATGCATTTTATTATATATAATACATATTTTATATAATATATTTATTTCATTTTTTTATTTATTATTATTTCTATTTTTAAATTTTCTATTATTATTTTAAATTTCTATTCTATTATTCTTTATACATTTTTAGTCTCTTGTATCTCTTGTAAAAGACGTCGGCAATTTTCCAATTTTTGCAAGGTTTTTTCATAATTCATTTTGGAAGCCATATTATAAAATGTCACCACAACAACAGGTATATCTTTCATTTCTTCCTTCTTTTTTTGTGAAAATTCAATAAGTTTATCATAGTTTTTTAAAAAGATTTCTGCGACATGTAGATAAAATAATTCAAAGAATGGTCTATAACACCCTTCTTTTCTCATAATAATATTACAAATTGCCACATTTAAGTTTGCATGTTCAATTATATTATTGTATTTTGTTATTTCCAGATGTTTTTCATTTATACCCGGCTCATTTAGCAAAGGATTTTTACACAAAAGAGTACATAATGTTAGCAATACAGTAGAAATCGTTTGACAAGAAGTCCACTGATCTCCACTCCAGGTATTTAAAATAGAAACGCACACCTTTCCGCACTTGTATAAATTAGGATTAAATCGTACATCATCCCCATTTGTGCAATAGGTTACTTTTGGCGGCGCATGCGGATAATCTGCAGGATATTTGAATTCAAAAAAATAATTCCCCCCAAAATAAGGGGTGTCTTCAGGTCCAATAATTAACGCATACCCTTTTAACATATCTTTATCGTCATGACAATAATAAATTCCGTTATCGGTAAGAGGCTGCTGCATGATGTGTTTTACATCTTTTAATAAACGTTTAATAGTCTCTTTTGAAACAAATTCCATTGTATAAATATCTAGAGGTATGTTTAACTATATTTTTTAATTATTAATTTACATCATTTGCGTACTGTTTATTGTATATGTTCTTTTTTTTGAAAAATTATTATTTAAAAAAATGAAATAGAAATAATGTATTAATATATATAATATAAAATATATAATGAATAATAAATTAAAAAATAAAGACCTTGCTGACTTTTTAGCAACCCATAATGCAAAGAATAATAAATCAAAACCTCCACCCGCTCCTACACATACAAGAATAGGAGATGCGGATGCCGGAATTTATGGCGGGTCTTATGTCATTCCAGGAGAAGATTTACCTGAATTCTATAAATTATATCACGATGAAATTTTCGTAAAGAAGAAGAAGGAGTATTTGACAGAAAAACAATTAGAAACAAGTGGTCCTATAGCAGTAGATTTTGATTTTCGGTATAATTATGATGTAGAGGAACGCGTACACACAAATGAAAATATCCAAGATATGATATTGTTGTTTTTAGATGAGTTGAAACAATATTTTATCTTTGAAGAAAACATGCCGTTTGATATATTTATTTTTGAAAAACCGCATGTGAATAGAGTAAAAGACAAATCAATTACTAAAGATGGGATTCATATGTTAATTTGTCTCCAAGCGGACCATGTGATACAGCTTATGATAAGAGAATCTATTCTAACTAAAATAGGAGATATTTGGGAGAATTTGCCTTTAACAAATGGTTGGGATTCAGTATTAGATGAAGGAATTAGTAAAGGAACGACGAATTGGCAGTTGTTTGGTTCGCGCAAACCGAATAATGAAGCATATGAATTGTCCCAACATTTTATTATCAAATATGATAAAACAGATGGCGAATTTATGATGACTCAGCAAAAAGTAGAAAACTTTGATTTAAAAAATAATTTTGTCAAGCTATCTGTTCAAAATGCATCTCATCCAAAATTTGAGATGAAACCTAGTATTCTGGATATCTATAATGCAAAAGCGAATTTAAAGAGCAAACCTAAAAAATATAATAGCAAAATTAAGATGAATTTATTAATAGACGAGAATGAGGAGGAACAAACAAGTATCTCTATTCAGGATATTGTGAATAAAGAGACATTAGAAAAGGCTGTTCAAATGATGTTGAGTCAATTAAGCTCTTCCGAGTATGAAATTAAAGAAACACATGAATATACACAAGCGTTGCCTGAAAGGTTTTATGAGCCAGGGAGTCATTTACTAAATAGACAAGTTGCATTTGCACTAAAACATACAGATGACCGATTATTCTTGTCTTGGGTCATGTTAAGAAGCAAAGCGACTGATTTTGAATACGAATCAATCCCTACATTGTATCATGACTGGAGAAAATATTTCAATCAAACGAATAGTGGTGTTACTAGACGTTCTATTATGTTTTGGGTGAAACAATACGCATATGACGAATATATAAGAGTAAAAGAGTCCACTATTGAGCATTATATTGAAGAAGCGATTACATCGCAAACCGATTTTGATGTAGCAGTTGTATTGTATCAAATATTCAAGGACAAATATGTGTGTATTAGTTATTCAAATAAAGGTCTGTGGTATGTATTCAAACAGCACAGGTGGGAACCTGATAAAGGTCTTACATTAAGATTGGCTATTTCAAAAGATACTTATTATATTTTTGATAAAAAAAGAGAAAGTGTAATGACTGAGATGAGCCAATATGAAAATACAGATGAAAGACACGAGTTTTTGAAAAAAAGAGGCGCGGCTATTTCGGCAATTCAACAAAAATTAAAAAAGACCAATGACAAAAACAACATTATGCGAGAAGCGATGGAACTCTTTTATGATAAGGAGTTTATCAAAAACATGGACACGAACCGTTTCTTATTGTGTTTTAATAATGGAGTCATTGATTTTAAAGAGAATCAATTTCGGGATGGATATCCTCAAGATTATGTGACCAAAACAACTGGAATTAACTATATGGATTTTAATAAATATAAAGACGACAAGGCATTTATGAAAACAAGGGAGGAAATATATAGTTTCATGGAAAAATTATTCCCGATAAAGTCATTGAATAAATACATGTGGGAACATTTGGCGTCGTGCTTGATAGGAACCAATATGAATCAAACATTCAATATTTATCATGGCAGTGGTAGCAATGGTAAATCCATGCTCACAGATTTAATGTCGCAAACATTGGGTGAATATAAAGGAACTGTACCCATTACTTTAGTCACCGAGAAACGAAATGGTATTGGCGGTACTTCTTCTGAAGTGATTCAATTGAAAGGCATCCGTTATGCAGTTATGCAAGAGCCCTCTAAAGATGTGAAATTAAATGAAGGCATTATGAAAGAATTAACTGGTGGGGATCCTGTTCAAGGCAGAGCCTTATATTGTGAAAGCGAGACGTTTGAAACGCAGTTTAAATTAGTGGTATGTACAAATAATTTGTTTGAAATTAATAGCAATGATGATGGTACATGGAGACGTATTCGTAAATGTGACTTCTCGTCCAAATTTGTAGACAATAAAGAAGCGCATACAGATGATACTCCATTTGTATTTTTGAAAGATAAATCATTAAAAGAGAAATTCCCCATATTTGCTCCAGTATTTGCAAGTATGTTGGTGCAACTTGCGTTTGAAACTCATGGAAATGTGGAGGATTGTGATGTGGTTATGAGTGCATCCAATAAATATAGATGCGGTCAAGACCATATTTCATCGTTTATTGCCGATTCAGTAGTTAGAACAGACAACCCTCAAGACACCATTAAGAAGGGTGAATTAGGCTCTCATTTCAAATTATGGTTTCAACAAGAACAGGGAAGTAGAAAAATGCCCAAAGCGCAAGAATTATATGAATTCATGGATAAGAGATTTGGTCTGTGCAAACAAAAAGTATGGACTGGTGTAAAATTAATTATGCCTGAGAAAACCGATGATTTAGATAACATACTACATAATAGTTAATTAGTAGAAAAGAAGTAAAAATAGAAATTAATGTATAATAAGTATTGTAGTATTTTGTATATTAGATTAATTTACATTTTTTTCATTTTTTCCATTGTTCATTTTTTCATTTATACATTTACTAAATATTGTGTTTTTTAACTATTTTTAGGTAAATATTGTTTTTATTTATTGTGATTTTAAAAAAATGAATTAAAAATACACTATTAAGTTATAATATAACTGAAAATGGGTAAATATACTTGCGAAAAGTGTGGTAAAGAATTTAATCAAAAATCTCATTATACTTCTCATATAAATAAAAAAAATCCTTGTGTTGTTGAGAGCAAAATTAAAGAAATGATTGATAATGCTGTAAAGGAAAAATTAGTTGAAATTAAAAAGACACACCCTATTAAGTTTGACATTATTGATGAAGATGAAGATACTATTATTTATGATAATAAACTGGTTAAACACGCTAATTTTAAAAAAGTAAATATTCCTAAGCCTATATTAAAGTGGGTTGGCGGAAAAACACAAATATTAAATAAACTTATTGTTGAGTTTCCAACCGAAATAAATAATTATCGTGAAATATTTTTAGGTGGAGGCAGTGTTTTATTAACACTATTATCATATGTTAAAAATGGAATTATAAAAATACATGGAAAAATATATGCTTATGATTTAAATGAACCCTTAATTTATATATATATAAATATTCAGTCTAGCCATAATGAATTATATAATGAAATACAAAAATTGATAACAGAATTTAATTCTTGTGGCAAAGGTGAAATAAATAGGACACCTAAAAATATTGCAGAAGCAAAGGTAGCAAAAGAAAATTTTTATTATTGGATTAGAAGTGAATATAATAAATTAAGTTTTGCTGATAAAAAAACTATAATAGGTTCTGCTATGTTTATATTCTTAAATAAAACCTGTTTTAGAGGAGTTTTTAGAGTTGGACCAAAAGGGTTTAATGTTCCTTATGGACATTATAATAATCCTGAAATAATTAACAAAGACCATTTAGACGAGATAAACAAACTAATACAAAATGTCATATTTGGATGTTGTGATTTTAACACATCATTAAATAGTATTGAACCAAATGATTATGTATATCTTGACCCACCATATGCACCTGAAACAGACACTTCTTTTGTTGGATATACGGAAAATGGATTTAACATTGATAATCATAATAACTTATTTAAGTTAATACATAAATTAACTGAAGCAAATAAAAAAATAATGTTAAGTAATGCTGATGTAAGTTTAGTTCGTGATAATTTTACAAATGAAAAATATAATATAACATCTATTTTATGTAAAAGAGCAATTAATTCCAAAAATCCAGAAGCGAAAGCAAAGGAAGTTATTATAAAGAATTATTAAACCAGCTATCAAATGTTTGAAAATAATTTTTATCGTCGCCAAATAAAACCGTAATATTATGTTCATTTAATATTGTACCTAATATTGTATATTTTTTTTTGTCGGAAACGAGTTTTGTTTTAAAATATTCACTTACGCAAAAACCATAAAACACCTCAAAATTTGCTTCGCCCAATACTATTTCATACTCTCTTTTGAGCGAAGGTCCAGCCCATAATTTAGTTTCTACAGAACCATCTACGGTTTGTTTCTTTTTTTCTAATATTTTTATTACTGTTCTACCGCTATTATATTCAACAATATATGCTTCGTCTGGATATCTAAACATCTCAATATTATATTTGTTTTTCATATACTTTTTTAGTCCATTTTGTAATACAAATGTAATAGTTTTGTCTTCAAACGTTTTTGTTAAATAAAAGTCAGATGCTTTTGTTGGGTTTTCTGTAAAACTATTTTTAGTGTATCCAGCGTCTATTAATCTTTGCTGATTAATAGTTTTTTCTTCAAAATTTTTACCATTATAATTTGTCTTAGCACCACCAGCACCAGTTCCTTTATTTATAATTATATTTGTATTCTCTTGTTTTTTTCGCGGTTTCTTTGGCTTTGCTGCTTCCTTCGCGGCCTTTATTGTCGCCTTCTCCGCATCCTTCGCGGCTTTTATTGCCGCCTTCTCCGCATCCTTCAATGCCTTCTTATCTACTACTGACACCGGCCCAGGCAAAATATTAACACCCATAATAACAGTATCAATTTCAGAATTAATTTCCATTTCTTTATTATTATGATAAGTATTTTATTTATAAAATCCAATTCAATTTTTTTTATAAATAATTAAATAATATATATGTATATGTATAAATTTTTATTAAACGCTAGGAAAGCTTGGCTCTAATGCAACACCACAAATACCCGCATCATTTGTACTATCACTTCGCAAAATCTTAACATATCCTTGTTCGCCCCATGTATCAGACCAGCTATTCTTAACCAACCAATAATTCAAGCCGTCTTCTGTTCCATAACCAACAATTAGAACACCGTGGTCTAAATTAGTACCACAAGTAGCCGCATCCAATACGCCGCTAGAATAGGATTGAAAATAACGTGTATCCGCCTCAATTGCAATTGCAACGGGTTGTTGTGCGACTGCAACCTTTAATGAAACTTGGTCCTTTGACTTTACATCCGCACAAGAAGATACACTGACTGACGAAGAACACTTTTGGCATGCGCCTCCTGTTTTAGAAACACCTGATGTATACGGATACACGGATAACAAACACTGGCCATGCTGAATAACATACTTAAATCCGCCATCCATTTGACCTCCATTGCACCCACTGGAACCATAGGATAGACCAGTAGCACAATCCACCAATTCTTGTTCTGACAAATCAAGTAACTGTCCCTTAGAAACAGCCCAAGCACCCTCTACTGCACCAGTAGAAGAGAAAGCCCAACAACTTCCACATTGTCCCTGATCCTTTACAGAAGTAACTGCTCCCTTTTCACGCCAATCAATAGACGAAGGAAGACCGGAAGATGCGCTACTAGAAAATGGCTTGCACCCATACGAACCAACCAATGAGCTATCACTATCACTACGCAAACCTAACCCACCGATAAACTTTGCACGAAACTCATCTGGAGTCAAATCCGTGAATTGATTGACACCCATAGTAAAATTCTGTGACATATCTGAATTGTGAGAAACAATACTAAGAAAATTAGTTCTAAAGACATCAAACCTGTGTTCTAGTTCCTCTATAGTATCATAACTTTTACTAAATGTGACCCTAAAATGTTCAAATTGTTCCCACTCATTTGAATATTCTACAACTTGCATTTTTCCATATGAGGATGCTAATAAAAAAGGGATTGCTAATAAGAGAATTGCCAGCATAATATAATTATTACAAATAAATTCTCTTTAAATTCTTTTGAAATAATCTTTTTCGTAAACAAAAGATTCCGCATTTGTTGCGGGAAATTTTTCTCTCTATGCATAACATAAAGATAATCATTCGTGAAAATGGGAGACCAAAAGTATATTTCCAATCAAATCAAACCGATTTCTTTAGAGAGGATAAACGATGAATTTGCATCTTTGCAAGAGATTGGGGAATATGCACACACCAAATCCTCAGTATGTAGAATTGGCAATGATATTGTAGATTATTTTACATTTACAGAGAGACTATGCACAAAAGGAAAGTACAATACAAATTATTATGAATTTGTGGAAAATATAGAAGAGTTTAAAAAGAAGAAATTTATCCAAACTATGCTGCAATATTATGCAGAAGTAAAAAACAAAAATAAAACAAAAAACCAATACGTCGTATACAAAGAAGTATATAATATATGCATTAGTGCAATTAATATTTTTCGTCCCTTAATGTCTATGGAAATATATACACGATATAAACCCACAAGCATTTTGGATTTTACATGTGGATGGGGAGGCCGGCTAGTAGGTGCATGCGCATTAAATATTCCCAATTACATAGGAATAGACATTAACCACCATTTACAAACTCCGTATCAAGAAATGACCACCTTTTTAAAAAAACGGTCCACCACAAATATAGACATATATATGCAAGATGCAGTAAAAATGGACTATTCCAAGTTCACATACGATATGGTATTTACATCACCGCCTTATTTTTTCCTAGAAAAGTATTCTAATAATGAAACATATCATCAATCCAAAGAGGAAATGGTCAAGACTTTTTATATTCCGCTTTTTTCAAATACGTTTGCACATTTGCAAAAAAATGGTCATTACTGTTTGAATGTAAATATTGAAATATACGAAACAGTTTGTATTCCTTTATTAGGAGAAGCAAATGAAATCATCTCATTAAAAAAAAGCAAAAGACAAAATAAATATACGGAATATATTTATGTTTGGAAAAAAATGTAACCCAAACTACCCTAATCGTTACATTTTTAGATACGCATTTTTAGGTAAAAACTCAATAAACTTTTTATACATTTGCATAATAAATAAAAATACTTTGGTAGAAATAAACGGATATATAATTAAAAACACTAATATACCTATTTGCACTGGTTTACCAGTATTAGATGGCACTGCAAACATGCAGATTATAAATGCAAGTATTAAAAGAAGATACATATAAAGGAAAATTCTATAAAAAAAATTGAGTTGGTCTATTCCTTGGTCTTCGTAATATGATTTTCTCTCATTCGTCGTAATCCCCTCTCCCGTTTTCTTGAATTTTTTCTCTAAAAAAATAGTTTCCTTTTTCAGTTCAACAGAATAGTTGTAAATATTATCATAGTTTTTTAAAATCCCCTCATATGTGTCTAAAGATGTTTTAATTTTTTCCATATTTGATTTGAAATCAGTTGTAAATTCCCCAATAATTTTCTTTCCTTCCGCTTCTAACCTAGCATCATGTACTTCGTTATAAGCCAATTCCCCGTTTTTGAATTCATACATGTTTTTATAAGCAATCTCTACTTGTTTTGGAGCAGTCATTAAATTTATTTTGGATTGTTTTAATTTTTCCTCAAGTTCCCTTAGCGTTTTAGCTTTCTGGCAATTTGCATCACAGCTAGCTGCTTGACTCGCTTGGGTAATTAAACTATTAAATTTATCAAATGTACTATTAAAACTAGCATCGTTTTCACTCATGTTATAATTATTATATAATATAATAATAATTATATAATATAATAATAATTATATTGTGTAAAAGCAAGAAAATAGATAAAATATATATAACAATTATTTTTCCTTAATAGAACCAGACACATCGTAAATACATTAAAATATAAATACTCAAAATCATTATTTTGCTGATTTCTTTACAGACTTTTTTGCGGACTTTTTTACAGATTTTCTTACAGACTTTTTTGCGGACTTTTTTACAGATTTTCTTACAGACTTTTTTGAGGATTTAATTCTTAATTTGCTTTTCCTTTTTTTACCACCAGTTTCGGTATTTACAGGTTCTTCTATTTCATTATTAAAATATTGGTCTCTAACAATAGTTTTAAATTCATCTAAACTCATATTTTTTATTTGGTTTGAAATAGGTAGTAATGAAAAAAGATAAGAAGGGTCCATATTCCGTTGTTTTATAATTTCTGATTCAAGATTTTTAGAAAATGAGTTTAATTCATTATTTTTATTATCAGGTATATTAATCGTTTTTAAATTATTTTTTGTATTATCTAACAACATAGGATTGTTATTATCATTTTCCATTTGCAATAACATTTTTCCACCAACAGGATTCTGATAAACAAATGCATCATTGGCAGTTACTTCAAGTAGTTTTGCAATAAATTCACCAGCTTTAAGACCATGTCCCCAATTAAAAACGTTTTTTATATTATTAACTATGATGCTTTCTGTATAAATTTTTCTTAGGTTTTCTAATTCTTTATAAACTGAAAAATTTATTAGTATATCAGGGTGTTGAGCAATCATAACTGGATAATTTTCGCGTATATATTCTATATACGAATCTTCATATTGATATGATGTTTTTGTGACTGTATTCGTCACTGTACCTATTCCATTGTCTAGTGTGTATTTTTCATTTGATTCTATTTTTTGTGTCCTACCAAAATCAATAATAATAGCTCTACCTGTTAATTTATTAGAAAAATAGTTATAATTGGGATTAATCATAATATTACTAAAATGCGCATCTCCATGTAGATATCCAAAATTAGCTAATCGGAAAAATTCGTATTGAATAAAGTATAATATATGCAATATATTATCAGGCAGTTTGGGTACTGTTATGGTTGTGTCTTGAGTTTTGAAAATACTATATTTATCAAAGAAACAGAGATTATCAAAATAATTACTAGCTGTCATAAAGCCTTCCATCATTTCCATATAAATGATAGAAATAGTTCTATCACTATTTGGAATAGCAGCTGCATCTAATATTTCGTTCAATTCTTTCTGTTCCTTAATTTTCATTCCTTCCAAGGTTCTTAATTTTTGTATGCCCTTATCATATACTGACTCATGTGAAAAAATAATGGCTGGACATATTGCATCAAACATACCAGTTAGTGATTTAAATGACTCTTTATAAATATCTCTTTGTCTTTTAATTTCGTCTTTAAAATTTTCGTGAGAAGTTATTTCAATACCATTATATCTACCTCTACCATTTATTTGTTGAAAATCTTGAGTTTCATGTGTAATAAATATTTTCATTAATAAACGTCTTATATCTATTTTAAGATTATCTGATCTCATTGATTTGAAAGGAGTTATAACATTAGGGTTTAATGTAGCTACAATTGTTATGCACGATATAGAATCATTTGTTAATACGCTAAATGTAGAATTATATATGAATGTTTCAATTGCTTCATTGCGTGTTGGTTTAATTCCAGAAGGTAAAAGAAATTCTTCATTTATTCTTACTCCTCCTTTATAGTTTTTTGATGAATATTTCATAAAATAATGTATATATATATTATTTTATAATCCTTTTTTAAATATGATTTTTGTTTTTGTATCACTCATCTAAAAAGATGAATAATTGGTAAATCCGGAAGCAAAACTGGGCGAAATGCTGTCCCCTCCTAAAATAACATCCGGCTTTTTATATTTGTAAGCAGGTTTGGTTAATATATTATTTATAAATGTTTCAGTAGTACTTGAAGGAGATGAAATTGTTCCAGAAGAAGATATGGAACATTGATTCAAACTTGCGTCCCAGGACATTCCAGAGGTACAGCAAGCATCCCCTATACAAGTGCCAGCTGTAGAATTTTTAGCTAACCACGGGTCTTTGGTATTTGTAGTAGAAGCAGTGGGTGCGGCATCTGGATTAAACCCCCATTCATACTCTTGATAATTCATATTATCACGATAAATAATAGATAGCCATCTTTTCACAAAAAAAATTGCTCCGATAAATGCAACTATAGAAACTAAAATATAATACACATTTTTGGGCAAAACCCCTTTTTGATATAATAATGCTAAAATTAATAGAGGGATTAACATAAGTATTAATATTCTCATTAATTGTCCGTGTTCAATATATTTGTCTCCATAATATTGATTTATTTCAATGAGTCTTATTTTATTATTTTTGTCTTCTTCTAATACCTTTAAATTCATTTTAGCCTTTTGCAATTCTTCT